GTCTGTATTCTATCTTCTGATGTAGCAGTAACATCGAGAGCGGTCTGAACACGATCGGCTGCTGTTGCTATCACCGCATTATCCAAGACAACTTTCTTGGTAGAGACTTCAGCAACGAGATCGGTTGTTGCGGCGATTAATTCAATTATTTGCTGTTCAGTTACTGGCATAATTTTTACTCTCCAAACGCATGATGCTGAACAACTATAGTCTGTGTTCTTATAATACTTGCGGCCAAATCAGCCAGCGATGATAACGTATTTTCAACAACCGCGGCGGCGTCAACAACACTTTGGGCAGCGGCCTCGCTATTTGATGTTGTTGCAATTAAATCTAATCCCGTTTGTGTACGATCGTTACCCGTTGCTACTCTATCAAGTCCAGTTTGTACTCTGTCTGCGGCCGTTGCAATTGCATCTGCTGTTGTTTGTGTACGATCGTTACCCGTCACAATCGCATCAGCAGTCGTTTGAACGCGATCATCCGCTGTTGCTATTCGGTCAAGGCCCGTCTGAATTCGGTTATCAGTTGTTATCTCTATATCTTGGGTGGTTTGTGCTCTGTCAGCCGCTGTTGCTGCACGGTCAAGTCCCGTTTGTACTCTGTCCGCGGCCGTTGCTAATCTATCGGCGGTTGTCTGTTCACGATCATCCGTTGTGACGATAACATTATCAGCTGTTTGTAAACGAGATGTCTCGGCAGCCAATGCATCCGCTGCAATCTGTAAACTAATCGCCGTTGTTGCTGTAATGATGCCTTCTTCAAGATCGCTAAGATCTGACATCGTGGTGAATCTATTTGCTGCACTAACATCAGGAGCTGTATTAAAACCATCGCGTTGGTCGGGTGTCATCGGCTCAATGATCGTAAGCGGAATTACATGGCGGTCACCGTAGTGCATCCAAACAATTCCCTCCGCCGCATACACGGGGGTAAAGAAACCATTAGCATCAGTAATGAGCGGTTGTTGAACTATGACGCCGTTTTCCAACGCATCATAAACTTCGACAAGATTTGATGTTGGGCTTTCTCCATCCCTAAAGAAAACATTTACGTTATCTTGTGGAATGAGATTGACCATTGCTAATTGACCGAGCATAAAATATCCCTTTAAATGAACTTATAATAATCGTATTGTAGTTCTATCGTAAATACAATTTGTTCCTCTTCAGAGGAGGTTGTGGTGAACTGGATATCACCTATGGATTGTATCCATGCATCAAAGAATTGAACACGGTGTTGGACATTGTTCTTGTTCGTTGTGATAAGAAGAGTTGCATCGAAAATTGCATTCTGTATCTCGATCTTACCATCATATGGGTCCTTCAGAGACATGATGTGATTGAATGCTTCTTTGAAGGCAGCAAGTTCTTCGTCACATAAAATTGTCATTGATAATGTTGACCATGTAATGTTATCACCCGGCCGATTTTGATTTTGTGTCCAATGACCAACTTGTATTTCGCCAAGATTTAACCCGGGGAGATTAACCTCTTGAACCACGAACTCGATTGTCTTTTGGTTTTTAAGGACAACTGAGAAGTTACCAGATTTAAGATGGTTGGTTGATTCGCTAGTGCTCATATTAACTCTCGATCATGGGTGCAAGATTTGTGGTGAATTTTCCAAAATCTACAAATTCATGATTAATGATCCTCGTCTTTTTGAATAAATTACTAGCACGAAGAATGAATTTAAAACTATCATCGCTATGTTTATACGAGTGAGAGGCGGTGAACAGTTGGTAATCTATAACAAGTGTTACATTTTTAATATTGATGTGATAGTTCTCAAACAAACCGAGATAATTTTCAATCCACCCCGGAGTATCAAGTTGTTCTTCTGTTACTATGTAATGTAGCTTCTCATTATTAACAAATTTCTCATGATAGGAACATGCCGGATCACAGGAAGAATATTTACACAATGTACATTCCTTATAATTACCCTTACATGATTCTTGGTGTGGTACCCCATGATTGACGAGAATGTTAGAACATACATTTTTACAATCAACTTGAACCGACATGACATTCATAATGAAGATATCAAAATACTCCGATATCTCAGCAGCAATTTCAGCAGCAAATTCTTCATATGAACTCTTAATAGTTTCTCTGCAGTCGATATTCCTATTTATATCAGAAAGTACCTTGTGCTTCGCAATATAATCACTGAAAATTTTATCATCAAGCGGTGTCTGTAATAGTTTGAAAAATAAAACCATACGGTTAGAGATTCGATTATTCTCGTATAGAGAATCGTATGCGGTTTTCAGAAACCACTCCTTAATATGCAGGACCTTATCTTCGATGTCTGTTTCATCACCTTCATAAAACTCGTATGTGCTGTTGACGAGTTTCATTAAAAGCAACTGCACAATAGACGTATAATTTTCAAGCAATTTTTTTCTGCACCAACACATTGCATTTTTGGTTTTAGTGCTATCTAAAACCTTCTTTTTCTGATATTCGAGCCGGATAATTGTTGAAGAAAGATTTAGCGGCAATGCATTCATGTTACACCTCAATCATTAAGAAAGCAGTCAATTTTATTATTCTCTAATTTCTTGGAGAGAATATCTTGGACGATATGCATAATGGCATTAACATCGATCTTTGATGTTTCCAAACACCGTTTCATTTCATCTAAAGATGTTTTATCGAATGAAATAGATTTATCATATTTTTCGATTTCGTTGATTACATTATTAATGATATTTGTTAGTGCCATCATCGAACGAATCATACTTTTAATATTTGCATCAATAACATCGATCTTTGAATCTGTCTTACTTAGTTGCTTGACAATTTCATCGACCTCATTTATTGTTTCTTTCAGGTCTACCTTTAATATATTTATTTCTTTAAGAGTGTCGGCACTCTGATTCTGTAAAAGAACATTGATTTTGTCTTGAACACTAATTTTTAAATCATCAAACATGTGCATCATTGCTTCAAGAGAAGGCACAACTTTAATCGAATTTGTTAGTTGTTCTTCTAATTCTTTTTTTCTCTGAAGATTAGGGCGAATGTAAAAAACATATCCAAATGCAACTGCCAAAACGATAGCAAGAATGAGTATGTCAGATGATAGTATGAAATTGAAGTAATCTGGATATGTCATCGTAAACTCCTACTGCTGATGTAATTCGATTTTAAGTACTTTGCTCTCTTCTCCCTGAATAATAGAAATTTTTAGATTTCCACTATTTGTAAAACATTCATTTATTTCTTTCTGATCGATACACACCATGCTTATGTTTGATATGTCTTTGAACTTCTCAAAATTAATAATACCCGACGTGGTTATTCTACGATTCACTAACACCGAAATAATAACGGCACATACAAGAACAACAAAAATTAAATCAGCATTTTTCTTTATCATTTTATAGTTCCTCTTTATAATTTTCATTCAATATTGGGTTCTCGTGGATTATCTGTCTTATCTTCTGTTGATTAACCTTCATCACTTGAACTGATGAAAAAACACCAACTTCTCGCCCAACGAATTTTAAAAATAATTTATCATCTATCGGCTCATTAATCAAACTAACACCAATACCATTTTTGCTTCCATCAAAGCCAACAACGACATCAAGATGCTTGTAATTATTAACAGCGATGATGTTTAAAACTTGGTCGATTTCATATCGTGTTTTCATATCATGGTTCGGTAGCGAATTTAATAGAATGATCATTACGCCTTTCGGTTGATCCTTGATTTTTAGGAGTTCCCACCTAAGCTCCTGAATATTTCTTACAATGTGATCTGATGTATTAAACCAAGAACACTTTTTGTAAAGCTCATTCTTAATATTGTTAGATGCATTGAACGAGGCCATGTTGTTGTCGCGGATGAAATAGAAATTATCAAGACTGATATTATTATCATCCATGAATTTTAATAATTGCGATATAGAATCATCTCTACGTAAAATAAATGATCCGTTTAACCTTTTGATTGTGTCTTCGTTCCTAAGAAAAAAATAACCAACCTTATATTTCGGTAGTGGCATTTCGTTGGTTATTCTCGTTGTATTATCTTCAAACACAAAAACATAATCAAGTTCATCGTATTTTATTCTCGATGAAATTTTACTTCCTATTGATTTATATTCTTTATCGTTTACATCATTAATGAAAAATAATTTAAATTTAACATCATCATATGAAATTATTTTCTTGATCGTGTATTTAGAGTCAGTGGTTAAGTGACGTTCAACGGGTCCTGAGAATATTGCAATAGCATCGTCCTTAGCATATGCTAAGGAACAGCTCAATAGAAAAAATAAACAAAAATAAAAATTCATCATTACACTTACACCTCAAGTATTTTTAGTATTTATACCAAAGGGGTGGCTGAATAAAATCAGCCACCCCTTTGTCGTTTTGGGTGTTTTATTGTGTTATGTTTTAGGCAGTGCGTTCCCAATAGTCATAACCGAAGGTGACAGTGAATTCTTCAAATGTATCCGAAGATTCCATGTTAAGATCAATGACATCCATTGTTTTTGGATAGAAACCGATCATCTTGTATTCAGCAAGAACTTCGCCTTTTCGACCAAGCTGCTGGATGATCGCATCAATTTTATATTCGACGTGGGCGCCGCGCTCATTGGTGTTTGGATTCGCAATACCGTTCATCCATTTTTCGATGTCCGTTCTTGCCACAAACCCATAATCATTTATGAAGGTTACCGTGAAATCATCGAAGGTTGGATCACCAGCAAACTTTGCCTGTTGGCCCTGCCAATTCGCGATTACCTCCCCGATATTTCTACCGGGGAGTTGTGCACCTTTGACCATAAAAGAGATTGATTCAGCACCAGCTCCGCCGCCCGGAGAAGCAAATGTTAATAGAAAACGGTTAGGTCTTGCGCCGTCTGCTACTTTTGCTTTGAAGCTTTCAAGAGTAATTCCTGGCATGTTATTCTCCTATAGATTAGACGCCAACAAATTCAGCAAAGTTGGCATCTGTACGTGTTACCTTCATATTGAGACGAATGAATTCTGCAACCTTTGTCGGCTTGATGTAAATGTCGATAATGAGGGCATTATTATCGACGACCTCGGCGGTGTTATTCGATGCATCTACAACAACCATGAAATCATAAACACCACGACGACCCTTGACATCCCGGAGGAACGGTTCGATCATACCACGAATTCTTGCACGAGTAAACTCGTCGTTGAATTCAAACAACGCATAACGTGCCGCTGTTGCAATGGCTTTCTGTAGAGTAATGATGAGACGACGAACATTGATACGACTAAATGCTGACGGTTTTGGTGTTGCTGTTTTCTGTCCGTAAACAATAGCAGTTCCTTCCCCAGCAATGGTGATGACGGGATTGAGGTTATTGACATAAAGATCGTCAAGATTTTGTTTTGTTGCATTGAAGGCGAGCTTGATCGTGTTCTTCATCTTACCACGTTCAAGACCAGCAACAGCCCACCACGGATCGCGGTTTGCATCGGTTTGTGCCATAAGACCGGCGATGTCACCAACGACAGGCAACCAACGATTTACGTCGTTGAACTTGTCATATTGGTATTTCATATTTGCATACATTGCAGAATATGAACCGAATACACTGAACACATTAGGAATGGCGGTTTTTGCACCGAAGTCAGCAATGAGATTGGCGGTTGCATCGGATGGGGCTTTCCCAACAATACGCGAAGTATCATAAGGTCCAACAATAGCGATACAGTCACGACGAGATTCAGCAATAGTCGATGCGCCGTTAATATTTGTCTCATGTGCCATAAGAATGTTGATGTCGAAAATGTTAGAATCAGCAAACAACATTTCTGCACTTTGGACGTCCCCG